TAAAGTAGTGCAATTTTAATGTTAGATGATGTAGTAGTAGCAACATCATCGTGCATAATCTTCACAACTACATAGCATCCTTCAGCAGTAAACTTTTTCAATCTACCATCAAGAATACCTAAGCTAGTAGAGCCTGCACTAGTGACACCAGTGTACCCATCAAGAAAACCATCTTGATCAGCAGCAATCGTACCATCATCTGAAGCAGACCACCCTACATCAATAGCAGCAGAACTTGCGCCAAGATCCGTATGGGTAATATGCATATCAATAATTCTGGCACCCCTAGGAATTTTCATAAAGGTGATATTGTCAGCTGCTGTAAGACTAACATCAGCAGCAAATGTGTAATCATCGTAAGCTACACGAAGATTTCCATACTGTTCCCCTGCGGGGATTTTTTCAGCAGGAACATTTACGTATTGCTTTGTATAGTTTGTACTATATAAATCAGCCATTATTCCTCCCCATTATTCTGTACAAATAATTTCTACAACTTTTTCTTCTTCCATTCTAGTAGCTCCGATAGACATACTAGCATACACTTGTGTGCTGTATGACTTATCAGCTCTCTCAGAAATCTTCCCTTGAACATCTTTAGCAGTGGCCATAAGAAGTCCATCTTGCGCCCAAGCAAAACATTTTCTAGCACCAACGGGAGCAGTAGCATCAGAAGCTGACGTTAAGCTACCATTAGATTGATCATAAGTTTGAGTGGCAGTAAGTGCATTCAATCTTTCTGATCTGATAAAGTTAAAGCCAAGGAAAGTATTAATCTCACCTTGTACCAAAGCTTTAACACTGTTGAAGTCAGAGCTAGTAACTGAAGTTTCACCAAGTAGGCTGTTCAATTGAGAAGAACCAATAGCGATATGTCTAGGAATAGACTCATCAATATCATTAGCATCAAACTTCTCTTTAACTTTTCTAAGAGTCTGAAGGTTAAGGTTAGCTGTACCTGAACCATCAAAAGCAGCCATTCTTTGTGACGTAGTTAGGGCAACAGAACTTGACCCATCTTCCCCACCGTAAGCTGTACCAAGAGCTTGCTCAATGATGACATCATCTTTAGCTCTACCTAAGGCCCAAACAGCAGCTTGAGCATAGTCAGAAGTTGGGTCGATTAGCATACGAAGCTTATCAGTATCGTCAATTAAATCAGCCCATTCATAATCCACTAAAGTAACTCTACGTCTACTATGTGCAGAGTCAATCTGTGGCGTATCAGCATGTCGTGAAGTTCTCTTCACGGCAGTAGCTGCACCAATTCTTTCATAAAAAGCAGACTTTCCTTGTTGTTGTTCATTTCTAACAAGACCAGAAAACTTGCTACCTTGTTGCTGGCTTAGGTGAAACACGTTAGCAGAGAATTGTTTCACAAATGCCGTTGTAATTTCGCTAGACATTTATTTCCCCTTAGTTATTTTTAACCACAATATAAGTTGAAATTGCCCCACGAATGTAGGATTTCAGGTAGCACACTTTAACGGGTCCAATCTCCAGGGGCGTGTGGCCAAATTACAGCGCCCCCAAAAATAAAGATTATCCATGCTAGATGATAGTGTAATCTGGTATTAGACTTTTGTAAATAAGGTCTGAACTTCTTCCATTGCATTTTTATGATTTGGATGGGACTTATCAAAATAGGGATGATCTTTATTTGCAAAGATATCATTGAGCTGTCTTTGTGCTTCATCAGGAGTAAATCCTAGCTGCCCTTTGACGTTACCTTTAAACTGATCTTCACTCAGAGTATCTCCGATCTTACTGAATGCTTTGATCAAATTAGGATTGTTTCCTAAACCTGTCTCGTCAAGAAAGCTGGACAGATTATTATCACCATAATGCCCTACGGCTGCTTGTGCTCGTTTAACCTTTTCATCGTAAGCGCCCCCCCATTCTTTTTGGAGTTCACGTACGCCATTGTTTTGAGTACTAGCAAACTTCTCCTCATCTCTCTTTCCGGCTTCTTCTGCCGATCGAACGTACCAATCGAACACCTTCTGTGCTTGGTCGGGTAAAATACCTGCGCCGTGAGCAGTCTTCCTGAAGTCATCAAAGAACTCCTTATCTAAAGAATCTGAGCCATTTACCTGATATTTATCAATCTCTTCAGGCACCCCAATCTTTGTATGAAATTGTTTCCACTCATCTTCAGTAGCATGTTTACTAGGGACCGTTATCTTATCAGCACCCAACATTCGTTGGGAATGCACATAAGACTTCGCAAGATTATCTACAGATTTAATTGGCCCTAACGAAGGATCTGCTTTAAGATCTTCAGGAAGAAAACTCTTCCACTCCTCACCACTAGAATACCAATCAGGTTTTTCAATAGGAGCCGCTTCAATAGCTGGCTCCGCAGGTGTCTCCGCTACTTCAGGTTCTGCTGATTCAGTCAATGTAGTCATATTCTCTCTCCATACCTTTAGTTATATGTTTTCTTAATTCCTCAGGCCTAACCTTCAGAATAGATAAAATCCTAAGTATGGCATTACGTGACCCTTCCCTTAGTGCCATCTCATGTACACACGAAGTAAATGTAGGTGCTAACATAAAGTTGTTTTTCATAAGGTCAAAGAGAACACGCTCTCCTTCTTCTGAACCGAATACTGCCTTATAGTCGATAGCTAGATCAACTTGATTATCTACCTTAGATGCCATAACCTTCCTTTACTGAGCTGCTTGCATGGCTTGCATAGCCTGAATAGCAGGGGCAGACTTCTGTACTACATCGGCTTGATGTTGTTCACTCTGCTGTTGTTCTGCCATAGCTTGCTGCTGTTGTCTAGCTTCTCTTGACCGAATAACATCTTCTTGTGGTCTTAAGATCTCCTCAGGGATACCGTATGCTTTCGCAATATAACGTAACGCCTGATCACCGTGGATGTTATCCATAACCTCTGGCTGCATCTGAATAATTGGACTGACAGTCTCAATGACTCTTAGAAAAGAATTAGCTTCCGCAGCTCTTTGTGCCTTAGCTATCTGACTACTGTATTGGACATTTAGAATCATATTACCTAAAGCCTCTGGCGCCTCTTCGAAAAGATTCTTTCTCATCATGATATTAAACACTCTATCGATTAGAGGTCTTAGTAATTCAAACTGCTGCCGCCCAAGGATAGGACCAAGAAGCCTTAGCTTCTCTTCAGTACGCTGAGAAACTTCAGTAGCAGTCATCTGTGGACCTTGCCCTAGCTGAAGCTGATCTATAAAGAAAGCTTCCCTAATCCGCATCCTAATCTGTTCCATCATCTGATAGCCAAAGTCTATACGGCTACCTGTTGCAAGCGGCTCAATACGGTCAGGACTTCCTGCTCTATAATAGTTAATACCGCCAGGAGCTGTCCGTATGGGCAATAAGATACCATCATCTGGCATCATAAGTGGTGGGTCCACTACCTTCTGAGCAGACCTAATAGTTGTTTTCATGACCTGATTAATCATCTTAATATCGGCCAAAGCTTTCATAGCAGGTGATCTACCATAGATCTCTCCGGCTATCTTAGTCCATCTAGGTATGACGTAAGGAAATTCCTTAAAGCCCCCTTGAGACAATACTAGCTTCTTATCCCTCAATACATATACACTTCTATACTTAAAACCTTTTGCAAGGTCAGGACCATCATAAGCTTCCGTTGCAGGCTCTACCGCATGGATAACCTCATGATCTGCATACCTACCCTTGTCATCTTTAAGCAGCCTTTTCATTTCGTCCGGCAAATTCTCCTCGCCAAACTCTTGAGCAATCTGCCTAGTTGACCACATCCAAGATCTATATACAGTATCTACCTGGCCCTTATTATTCTGATCAATGAAAGCTTCATAGATAGGTCTAGAGTGAAAGCGTATGATGTCTTGATCATCCTCTTCCATCCTCATGCAAGCAGTTCCAAAAGAACATATGTCTAAGTAGACCTCATGTATTTCTGTCTGGAAGTTACTATTATTAAGCGTCCTATGCATTTTCCTTACAGCCGACTGTAGCCATAGACGGACATCATCCTGTTGGTCCACCAGTTCATCGCCTGTAGTAAGTTCAAACCAAGGTGTACTAGGGTTAGTAAGCATTCCGTGAAGAGCTGATGCAAGCATTTCGTTAGAGTGGATGCCAGAAGAATCGAAAACTTTGCTCTGTCCTTTCTTCTCTCCGACCATTCTTGTCTTATAGATGTCATCTTTTCTTGGTAAAACATAATCTGCAATCTCCTGCCAATGCTGTTCCCAATTAATTCTATTAGATTTTAACTGCTCAAATCTCTCGATGATCTGTATAGCTGCCATTAGTAATCACCTGTTCCTTGCGATCTTAATGCTTTCCTTCCTGGTGCGGCCTTACCTCTTACAACTTCTTGTTGTCTCTTCCGAAACAATCCCATCAACCGCTGTACCTCGTCGCCGCCTTCTTCTTTATCTACTAGTTCTTCTGTAGGCTTATTCAACCCAACGGTAGACGTTCTAGTTACATTTCTTTTTTTGTCAGAGTCCCAGGTTGTATACTTTCTTGTTTCTGTTTTCTCACCAAGCTCAACCATCTTAGGTCTTAACTTATCTAAGTTTAAGCCTTGCTCTGAACCTGCAAGTGAGCCGCCCATACCCCTTAACGTTTCAAGGTCTGCAAGCTTGAACCCTGTCCAAGTCTTAGGTGGTGCTGAACCTTTACTACTTCCACCGAATAAATTGCTCATATCTCCCCCTACATAAAATAGTCATACTCATCTAGGCTTATCCTAGGTAGGTCTTTATTCTCAGACCTAGTACCCTCTGGCTTCATACCCATCGCCATATACCTGAAAGCATCCGACGCATGTGAAGACCAGTCATGTTTAGGCTTCTGTAGAAACATCTTATTCTTAGCATCCCACTTCCTCTGGTAATGCCTCAATGCCTCTATACCCTTCTTACATTTTACCTCATCAAACCAACATTTGGGTAAGGTCATACGTGCCGCGTGGATGCCATCATCCACCGACCACCTAGGTAATATGTACAACTTCCGTAATCCCAAAGCTCGGAGAGTCTCTTCACGACTCTTACCTGTCCCCAGTTCCCTTGCCCTAGCATCATGAGGGAGCGTGTGTTCTCGATAAATGTATGGCTTCTTTTGCAATGCCCGTACATAGAAGTCAAGCCCTTGACCTGCATTCTCCAGATAATCTATAAGCCTATACTCATTACCTATAACCTGGACAAACCAGATAGCTGACGTATCACCTATCCCTAAATCCCAATAGGTATCTACAGGTGCAATCGGGTCATAAGGTACTCTTGTGATTCTACCTTCTTTATCTGCCTTCTCCAATAGCTTACCATAATAAGAGCCAACCAAAGTAGCAGTAAAGCTACACTCAAATTCCTGCTCATACTCTTCCTCAGTCATCTCTCGTTTTGCCGCTTCAAGCTCACTGTTGGGAATAACTTGTGTCTCCGAAGCTCTATAAATACGTACGTACCAGTCAGGGTTTTGTTTGGCTTGATTGTAGATATCCCAAAAATGATTTTGCCCCTTCGGCGTACCGATAAAAATGGCCCAACCCAAACGATCAGATAGTGCAGGTCGAATAACTTGCGACCAAGCGGTAGGGTCCATTTCTGCGAATTCGTCCAGTACGACTCCATCAAGATAAATCCCCCGTATCCCTCCAGGGTTCTCAGCACCCATTAACATTAAACGTATCTTATCTTCACTCTCAGGCCGTTGGATATCTATCCGTAGATCAGCCTCGTTAGGTGACGCCCCAGGAATATTACGAGTAAAATCTTTTAAGTATTCCCAGGCAACTCTTTTAGCCTGCCCGTATGTTGGGGCAACATATGCATATTGTGGATTCTTCTTGGTGTTGCGAAAAGCACGATCTATCATCTCACATATAGAGAGGACCGTCTTTCCAAAACGCCTATGAAGAACTAAAACGTTGAACCGCTTTAACTCATTATATATTGTTGCTTGAAGAGGTCTAGGTGTAAAGCCTGTACTTATTCTCTGTACACTACTCATCTAAAGGCAGCTCCAGTTGTGTTCCACGTGGAACATTTTCTTCTTCCTTAACCTCTGCTTCCACATGTTCTATCTCATCACCTCTTCTGATCCCAGTATCAATTATAATCTGCATAGGTCCAGAAGGACCACTCGATGTAACTTTAGTTCCATATTCAGGATTAGATCTTTCAGCACCCCATTTGTATAGTTCGCTTCTAAGTTTAAGTCCTGCTACTTCTTCTTTGTCGATATTACCTTGTTCGGCAATCTCCATAACCCGATCATAGTAAATATCTGCCCGATCTCGTCTTGCTTCTTTTAAATTCCTAGCAAAGTCAGGATACCTTGTTCTCCAACTGTAGATAGTCTGTACATGCTTTATCCCAATCTTGCCCACAACTTGCTTATAGGTCATCCCTTCTCGTACAAGATGACAAATAGCATCTCCCAGTTCTGGTGTGTATGTTGGATGTATCACTTTAGGAACCCAAGGGCCTGACTCTGCTAGGGATTCACCCGTTTGGGCATCAATAACAACTATATTACCGTCTATAAGCTTAGTATAAGATTCTGTCATTTAGTATATCGTTAGTGGATCATCTCTATATGGGTTAGTTTCTTTGCAAGCATCACAGATTCTTGTGAATTTGCCAAGAGCTTTAAACTTTCGAGAACATTTTAAGCAAGATCTGTCAAATTTATCTGGTTTTTCTAGATGTTCTGTAGAGAAGCTTTGATCACAGTCGCGTGAACCGTACATTTCTGGTTCCTTTGGAGAAGGTTCAGGGATTGTAGGTTTAAAATTCTTAATCTTTGTCCAAATATCGTCAACACAATCCGCACACATAGCTGATTGTTTCGCATAAACTAAAACTTGTGCTCCGCATTCGACGCAGTATACTACTCTGCCCATGGTTTACCTCCTTACAATAAGTTTATATGATGTGACGCGTCATGTAAATCCGAAAAATTCGTCCCACTTGAATTGCGCAGGGTGACGCAGTGCGTCATAGCTTTGTTTTGGGGGTGACGCCCCGCAAAAAAGGG